TGCAGGTAAATTTTGTACTTGTTGAACAGCCATTATAATACTTCCTCTAGTCTTTGTGATGTTTGAAACATTTTACGCGCGCCTTCTAATCCTTGCGATTCCTCAGATACGTCACCTCCGGATTCGAGGTTCTTCATCATGTTATACATAACTTCTGCACCTTTGTCTACATCTCCATCACCTGCATTTCTTACAGCATCAGCTGTAAATACAAACTCATTCTTTGATAATCTTGCAGGAACATCATCTGCTTTTTCCATACGTCCTATTGGAACGAATCCACCTTCAGCTCTTAAATCCATTTCTTTACCACCCATATCTAATAGTGGCATAGTTTTTTTAGCAACAGGCTCATCCATAGACCCACCTTCTGCTCTAAATCTTCTTGCTAAATATTGATTAGGATTAGCTCTAATTGTTGCTATGTCTATTCCTGTTTTATCTGAAATTTGTTGTGCCTCTTCTTCCTGTTCTGGTGTCAGTAATCCTGCTGCTAATGATGTTCCAGCTATAGCCGCTGTTACACCACCACCTGGTATACCACTAAGCATAGATCCAAAAGCACTTTGAGCAATATCTCCACCTACTGTTTTTCTTAATAATGGATTAAGACTACCTGCACCAAAAAATGTTTTTGCTTTACCAAATAAACTACCAGATCCAAAAAACTTACCACCACCAAAAGGTAGCCCTGCTATACCTGCAGCAATAGCAACTTTACCTATCGGTGACTTAGCTATCTTCTTAACACTACGTGTAACTTTCTTAACAAGTTTACCTAGACCATACATCTGTCTTGCTGATTCAAAATCAAACTCACCACCTACAACATCAGTATTCATAATACCACCTTCAGCTCTAAATCTTCTAAACAAACCAACATCTTCTTCCTCTTCTACTATTGGTTTTTGTTCCACGATGCTTGGTGCTTGAGCCATTATTGGTGGTAAAATTATTGATTGTCCATCTCCGTTACCTCTATTATCATTGTCATCGTCATCATCGTCATCTGTTGGAGTTGGATTAACATTTATATTACTTAAAAAACCTAAACCTGGAACACCTATTAAGGCACCAAAAGCAGTCTTTGCTAAATTACTAGGACTTAATAAATTTACTTTAGCTGCATCAGTAAAACCAACTGGTGGTCTATCAATAAATTTTTCTATATCTGCAATTCTGTTTGCTCTTTGAGCTTCAGCTATAGCTGCTTTTGTATTAGCAGTTTGTTGAGCGTTGCTTCTGTCATCTGGACCTGGTCCACCAACAGATTGATCATTGGGACCACCCATGGTGTCTCCACCGTATCTATACAATTGTCTTGCGATTTGAGTTCTAGTTATGGCCATCTATCTATTCTATTTTGTTTCTCCAAATAAATCAAGACTAGGCATGATAACTCTAACATCTTTTCTTATGTCAGATTCTGATATTCCTTTAGCTTTCCATTCAATATCATCCTTGTATACTTCGCCTGTTTTCATATTTGTTATTGTTGTTATTACTTCTTTTGGTTCTATCACTGGGATATCTTTCATTATGTTGTTACCTCTCGCGGCTGTATTTCTAATATAGAAGCTATGACGTGCAGCTCGTTCGCGTCAGCAGCTTGTACTTTTAATACCTCACTCTCTTCCATAACAAGTGGGTTTGTTAAAAGTTCTGTTGTTGCTTTAGATGCTATGGCTTTATCTTTAAATAAATTAAATATAGTACCACTAGAGTTAACTAGTGTTATAGTTATTGTGCTTCCTGATCCAGCATCTTCAGATACTATTAATGATTTTACAACAGCAGCTTTGAAACTAGGCACTGTGTATAGTGTCGTTAAATCTGTTGTAGTTAAATCTACTTTTTTATTTATAAAATTATTTGCCATTAATTTATAAAGAAGTTAAATGCTTCTACTTCATCCTTTAGTTCTTCTTGAAACGTAGTATTTAATTTTTCTACTATTGCATCAAGATCTCTTACCTGAGCTTCTGCTGTTGGTAAATCATATTGTTTACTTGGTCTTGTTAATACTTGTACTATTTTTGCCATTATCTACGTCCATCTGGTTGTGTGTCTAATCTAAAAGTTCCTAACTTCCAACTTTGAGCAGAAGCCGTGTTTTCTATTTTTAATGCAATAGCTCTAGCTCTTGCACGTGTATCTACTTTTTGTGTTGATGATGAAACTGTAAATGGCCCCAATGATGAACTAGCTTGACTATCATTAGGATAATTTCTTAATTGTAGTGTAACTTGTGTATTACCAGTTTGTGATATAAAGTCAGGTATAAATCTTCTTATCTTCATTATAAATTCACCATCGCCTCTAAACGTTGCAACACCCGTAGCTTGTCCTGTTCCTTGTGCTCTTTGTTGTGTAATATCAAAATCTCCAGAAGCAATGTTTGCTGTAATAGCTGTAACAGTTCCACCTTTAACTTGATCAGTTCCTGTTTCGTGTTGATAATATGTTGT